TGGGTTGGCAAGGCCTTGCGGTTGCGTGTTGCGCACGACAACATGATGGACAATGAGACGTTCAACTACACGGCGCAGAACACGGGCAAGCATTCGCACACGTTTACGACGTTGACGGCTACCGTGTCGGCGGCTGGTTTGCTCACCAACTCGGGCAACATCACCACCCTGAACACGGGTATGACGTTCGGTACGTTTGCGGAGTTCACTACGCAGGGCACGCAGACGGTCGTGTGTGAAACGTCGGTGGCGTTCACCGCGCAACCGAACGCGAACACCATCATCGACTTCGGTTTGTTCCGCCGTGGAGCTTCGACCGCGTTTGCTCCGACTGACGGTGTGTACTTTCGCATGTCGGCGGCGGGCTTGCAGGGTGTCATCAACAACAACGGCACTGAAACGACGACGAGTGTGTTCCCGCTTGCGGGCGGAACGGGCACCTGGGTTTACACGAACAGTGAAACGCATAAGTACCTCATCCAAATGTCGAACCGTAATGTGACGTTCTGGATTGACGACGTACTGTACGGAAAGATTGACACCCCTGCCGGTTACGGTTACCCGGTGAAGTCTGCCACTTTGCCGTGGTCGATTCGTCACGCCATCGTCGGCGGTGCGGCTGGTGCCCAAACGCAAGCCCTCATCACCGACTACCGTGTGATGGAACGTGGAGCACAGTTCGCTGACGACGCTGGTGTGGTGTCGTCTCGCATGTACGGCTCCTACCAGGGGTTGTCGGGCGGCACGATGGGGTCACTTGCCAACTATGCAAACTCGGCCAACCCGACTGCTGCTGTGATGACCAACACCACTGCCGCTCTCGGTACCGGTTTGGGTGGACAGTTCTGGGAGACGGCCACACTTGCACCGAACACTGACGGCATCGTCTGTTCATTCCAAGTACCTGCCGGAACCGCAGCGGTTCCCGGTCGCCGGTTGAAGATCACTGGTGTGAGTGCGAGTGCTTACGTGCAGACTGCCATTACGGGTGGGCCGCTCATTCAGCAGTTTTGCCTTGCGTTCGGACACACTGCCGTTTCTCTCGCTACCGCAGAGTCGGCATCATTTGCGACCGGTACAACTAAAGCGGCCCGCCGTGTCCCGCTGCCATCTTTGACAATGGCAGTCACCGCAGCGCAAGCCGTCTCCACACCAATCAGCCAACCGGCTGGCGGTAACGCTGACTTCACCCGCGCACCTATCTACGTGAACCCTGGCGAGTTTGTCGCTTTGGCATGCAAGAAGGTTGGCACCGTAATCACGGCGGGTGTGATCGCTTACGTTGTCCGGTTCGACTACTCGTGGGAGTAACAGATGCCTAACCGTGGAATTGCCCCACCCGACCTTGCAACTACGCGAGGCAAGTTTCGTCTGCTTGCAGGTGATTCGGTTTACGTTGCGTTGATTCCAGCCGAAACAGGTTTTGGCGACTACACGCTTTTTAGTGACGATGAAGTTGATGCCTATTTGACGATGGCGGAAGATTCCGTTTATCGCGCTGTCGGGTGGGCGTACCTGCAACTTGCTAATGAGGCAGCGCGTCAAGCGGAGTCGATTAAAGACTACGATCTGGCGATTGATTCTCGGCAGAAGGCGGAGCAACTTCGCGCACAAGCGTTGTCTTGGTTGGAGCAAGCCGACCAGGAAGATGCTGCTGGCGATGATGGCTTCCAAATTGTGACTACTGGCACTCGGTTGACGCGAGTGGAGCGTGAAATTGCCGACTGGAGGGCTATCCTAGACGGCGATTGGCCCGTCTGATGCCGCGGGCGCAAGTGGACTGGGCCGACCGGATTGCTGCGGCCAGCGACCAGTTTAAGAACATCGCTGTCAGCATCATCGATCCGTCACTGTCGGTGACAAGCGTTTACGACCCCGACACTAACGAATACACTACTACAGGTGATCCGATTGTCGCTTCAGGCATTGCGGCGCGTTTCCAGCCGGTGCGCATGGCGGTAGATTCTTCGGGCGCTCCCGCCTACAATGCGGGTGAAGTGCGGGCACGTATTCAGATTGAGCGCACGGCATACAGCGGAGCAATCACGCGAGGTATGCGTATTCGCATTACTGAAGCAAGCCGCAACCCCACTTTAGTTGACATGATCTTCTACGTGGACGGCAACGTAAACTCTGGGTGGCGCGCATCAAACACCATTGAAGTGACCACAAACGTTGTCAACGTGGAATCCTAATGGGCGTTTCCTACAAGTCGGGTCGAACGCCCGAATCGGTGATTGCTGGTTTGCAGCGCCGCAAAGTTGAAATGGTCAACGAGGCGGAAAAGATTGTTGACGAAACAGTGACGGAAGCACTGGCCCTCCAGCGGCGCCTGCTCGACTTGGCGACAACAAAAACCGGTACAGAACGGTTTGCCAGAAACCAGGGTGGCTCGGCTGGTCGAAACGATGAAGGTGACCTTATTGCGGGCGCCAGTAAAGAAACGAAGCGTGTCGGTAAAGCGCGTATTGAAGGTCGTTACGGCTGGTTGAATCCTGGAGGAGAAAATCCGCTCGGCAAAATCCAGGCACAAGATTTGGGCGGTTCGCCGTCAAACATCCCGCCAGCCCACAGTCTGCTGGACTCTTACGTTGCGTTGCGGGCCAAGTTTATTGCCAGAATGAAAAGGTTAGGCCGATGACACTCAATCCTTACGCTGAACAGCAAGCAATCTTGGCTAAAGTTGACACGGAAATGCCCCAACCGGTTGTTGAAGGTGTGGCCGATGGCGTTACTGTAACGTGGAGTGCCGACAACACGCGAGTCAACCCGTACATCGCAGTATCGTTTGGAACGCCTGTAGCGGCGGGCCAAGGCCGATCCATTTCCGTTGAATCCATGCAACCTACCGACTTGCGGGTGGCGTTCGCATGTGTCGCAAGCGATGCGACAGTTGCCCGTCAAATCAGCGGCAAGCTGGTGACGGAAATGACCGGTTTTATCGCATCCGATAATTGCGGCCCTTTGCAACTTATTGGTGGCGCTCAATACACTATTCGTAAAGACGCTAAACCGACGCTTTACGTGTCGGAAGTGTTTTACTTGTGGTCGTCAAACCAGGCCGCATAAGCGTTTACGGTACAATAGGAGTATGGTGCTTGCAATCAATTCCGTAACGGGACTCGTTCGTGATTATCCGATCAATATCGTGAATCACCGCAAACTGGGTCGCAACCTGGAAATCTACGTCGAACCTTTTGACGACGAAGTTGAAGAAGACAAGACCGTGATCGACAAAAAGGTTTACAAAAAGTCGGCTCCCCAGCCGGACGCTAAGACTGAGGAGTCTGACAGCGCCGAACTGGCCTAGGCCAAACTAAAACCCCCGCGATGTGCAACCATCCGGGGGCATGACCAACTAAGGGAAGTAGTTGATATGGAAAGTCTACCACTGGTTGCCGGGTGGATTTATGGCCTTTATTGCACGTGCCACCCCGAGGAGGGGGTGCGCTACGTTGGTAGAACGATTAGACCTGTTCGCAAAAGACTAGTCCAGCACAAGGGGCAAGCGAAACGGGGCAGCGAATATCCAGTTCACCGCTGGATGCGAACGCATGGCGAAGAGAATGTTTTCGCGCAAACTCCAGCGCAAACCGACGACTACCAGAATCTTTCAGAAATGGAAGGTCGCTGGATAGAGAACATGGCGCAGTCTGGTTCAAGTTTGCTTAACATGGCTTCCATTGAGGATGGAAAACTTCTGTACAGGCACTCTCCCGAAACTCGCGCCAAAATATCTGCCGGACAGTTGGGTAAAAAGATACCGCAAAGCGTGATCGACTTTCGGCGTGAAGCATTTTCGGGCGAAGGTAATGGAATGTCTAAGTTGACGCTTGACGAAGTGCTGGAAATTTGCACTTTGATCTGGGAGTCAGTTCCCGGAGTGGACATTGCTGCTATTTACGGAGTCAGGCCTTCGGTCATTACTCGCATTGCGCATGGGCAAAGATGGGCGAATGTTCCGAAGCCCTGGGGGGATGGCCCCCTGCCAGACATGAGGGCCGGTTGCGAAAAGCCAACGAGGCAAAAGGTTAAGCGCCTAGTGTAGAATGGTCTTATGACCTTCACGTTCAACCATCGTCAGGAGCGGGCAATTGGCTAACGAACGAAAAACATTGAGGGGCCATTACACCATTTGGGCGGCTTTCCCTGAAGCGCGAACGGACTGGAGCGCACCTAGCGCCGCCGACATTGCACTCGACGTTGCAGATGGTTTGATTCTTGACATTTCGTGCGCAATCACGGATGACAGTGGCGAGTCGCTGAACGAGACTGAACCGCAAACGGATGACACGCAAAGCATTTGCGACATCGCAACGGTCGAAACTCCCACGTTCGGCAACTATGAGGCGGCACTTGACGGTTTCCGCAACAAGCCGGGAACGACGGACACGCCTTACTACGACTTGTTCTACAACCTTTTCAATGGTGTAGATCGAGGCTACTGGTTGGTGAAGCGAGTTGACAAGGCGCAGGGGGCAACCATTGCGGCGGGCGACATCCTTTCGGCATTCGAGTTCACGACCGACTATTCGGAAGACATTGCAGGCGACGGTGACGTGATCCTGTTCGGCGCTCGGTTTAAGCCGACTGGTGATTACTACACGAACAAGACGGTGGTGGCATAATGGCTAAAGTTCAGTCAAACGGAAACGTTAAGGTTGCTTGGATTCTTGAAGCCGACCTGACTAACCCGCAGTTTCCTTCCGTCACCGAGTTGAACGCTGACGGTCTTGACTTGTCGGCTGCGATTTCGTGGGAAGACTACGAGTTGGGTTCCAGCGGTTCGGACGACATTGACGACCGCGCCCTCACCGACTTGGGTTCGGCTGTTAGCCGTGGAAACGCGAACTACAGTGGAACGCTTGACTTTTTCCGCGATCAAGACAACCAGAACGCCGCTTCGGTGTATGTGGATGCTTTTGAAGCTTTCCGCACGACGCGCTTGACCGGTTACCTTGTGACTCGTGTTGCTGAGAAGCCTGCCGCGGATGCTTGGGCGGCTGGCGACAACATCAGCGTGTTCAAGATGATTACTTCGTACACGGTTGACATGACGAGTGGCGACGACTCGACCAAGTTCCAGGTGAACTTCTTGTCGCAAGGTCGCTTGTACACGAACACGATGGTCGCTTCGGCTTCGGCAGTTTTGGGCCTTCCCGCCACGGACACGTTGGCTGTGGGCGAGTACCTTGTTCTCACGCCGACGTTGGATGGCAAGTCGATTCGTTCGCGTGCCACCTACACGTCGAGCGATGAGACGAAGGCTACGGTTTCCAACCACGGCGTTGTGAAGGCTATCGCTACGGGGTCGGCTACGATCACCGCTGCCTTTGGCGCTTCGGGTACGCCTGACACGACGGCCATCACCGTTTCGTAGCCTGCTAGACTTAGGGCTACCGCCCCGGTTTCCACTGGTAAAACTGGTGGGGGCCGGGGCTTTCGGTTTTTTGAGGGAGAACATTGACTGACATCAGCGACACCGAACAGATCACCGTTAAGGCTGGAATCAAACTGGGTGAAGAGCGCAAAGAGCGGCTACTTACCGACCCTGAAGCGTTGCGCAAGATTGTTGCCAACAAGGTTGAAGTTGAAGACACCGTAACGGTTTACCCCGACAAGGTTGTGAACCTGGCGTTCGCTAAGCATGAAAAAGAGTTGCTGCAACTTCGGCGCGTGTCCGAAAAGACTGCCGGTGAAGCCGATGTCGCTTACGCGGCCCGTATTGCCGAGCTTGCGCCCATGCTAGAAAAGTTGACCGCTGAAGGCGAGGACTTGCGTCAGCAGTTTGAAGATTCTGCAGTCACCCTCCACTTCCGAGGTTTGGGCAAGAAAGCGATCAAGCGTCTTCAGGCTCAGGCTGCTAAAGAGTTCCCGTTGCCCCCGCAGGGCATCCAGGATGATCCGCTGGTCGCCAGTGACCGTCAAGACTATTACGAATGCTCGATCATTGCGGCCCACATCCAACACAACGGGTTCACCCTGGACGATGTGCAGTCGTGGAAGGATGCTTGGCCCAATAAGGCGTTCGGTGAGTTGTGGGCTACCGCTCTGCGCTTGTCGATTGCTGACGACTACTTGGCCGGGGTGCTTGACGTAGATTTTTCGTAACGCTCCTCTCTGGGGAGCACGGCTACCGGTATATGCGGCAGGTGAAATCTGCTCTGGCTTTGCATTTGCGTCCGAGTGCGCACATTTTGGCGTTGAAAAAGCCGACTGCGGATTGGTCGCAGTATGACCACATTCTGGCTATGGCGTATTCGGTGTTGGAGTCGGAAACGTGCGATAAGTGCGGGCACCCCATTTGGGTTTGCCGTAACACGGATAATCGTATTACTTTTCGTGTGGAAACGTACACTTGTTTTGCCGATAAAGAGTTGCAGAAAACCCGCAAAAAGTGGGAGGAACGCAATAAGGGTAAAACTAAGGAGCGTTTGAAAGATGGCGAATATGAGTATACGGTTCCGAAAATGACTGACGATTCACCGTTGCCGTCGCGGGCCGAGTGGTATGCGGCCCGCAATAAAGCCTGACTGGTAGAATGGTTGTAAACGTATTCGTGCCGTAAGGGGTTCTGTTGTCTGAAAATCTGGGCGTTGACGCTAAATTTTCAGCCGACGTAACACAGTATCTGAAGGCCCTAGACGCGGCGATTAACGCAAATGCTCGACTCGGGCAAGCGGCGGGTCTTACCGGTTCGCAAATTGACTCTCTTGACAAGAAACTTAACTCGGTTCGCACCGGGCTGACCGGATCAACTAACGCCACGCTTGCGCAAGAGAAGGCGCTGAAGCAACAGCAAAAAGCCTGGGATCAGCAGAACCGGATTTACGAAGACTACCTGAAGCATCAGGATCGGGCAATTCGCTCCACCGACGCCCACTCGGCTTCGATGCAAGGCCTGGAATCCAATCTCATCCGTGGCCGCTACGCGCTCTACGATGTTGCCACCACCTACGCAGCGGTAGCCGCCGCCACGCTTGGCGCAGTAACCGCTACGGGCGTTTTTGCGGCCCGCTACGAGTCGGCGTTCACCGAGATTGAGCGCACCACGCTGACCGCTTCCGGCGCGGTTTCGGCAAACATTGAAGGCTTACGGCAAGAATTTCTTGACCTGTCGGAACAGATTCCGCTGACGTTCACCGAGTTGACGAAGATCGGTTCGCTTGGTGCCCAGTTGGGTATCGCTGAAGGCGACTTGGTTTCGTTTACCGACACGGTTGCAAAGTTCTCCCGCCTGTCTGGCGTTTCGGCCGAAGAGTCGGCACTCGCATTTGGTCGCATCGGTGAACTTCTCAACGTTTTGCCGAAAGACTACGAAAACCTTGGCTCGGCCATTGCGTTTGTTGCAACCGAATCTGCCGCCACTGAAGCGCAACTCATTTCGGTCACCAAAGAAATCGCTGCCGCCGCATCCGGTGCAGGGTTTACGGCGGCTGAAGTTGTCGGTCTGGCCGGTTCGCTTGCGTCGCTCGGCGTGGCCCCTGAAAAGTCGCGCGGTTCGCTGGAAACGTTCTTCGGCACGCTCAACTTGGCGGTTGCTGAAGGCGGAACGAAGTTGGCAGATTTCGCCACCGTCGTTGGTGTAACTTCGGGCCAGCTTAAAGATTTGGTCAACAACGGTCAAGGCGAAGACGTGCTACGCGGCTTCATTGAAGGCCTCAACGACCTCAACAATGTTGAAGTCACTACCGCGCTTGAACGCCTGGGGCTGGCTCAACTGCGCGTCACCGACACTTTCAAGCGTCTAAGCCAAAACTTGAACCGTGTCGAAACCGACATGAACAACGCTCAAAGCGCGTTCGAGAAAGGCCTATTCCTCGACCAAGCGTTTGCGGTAGTCCTCAACGACGTGGCGTCGCAGTTCCAGTTGCTTCTCAACTCGATTGGGCGCTTCCTGGCAACCGCTGGGGCGCCTTTCTTGGAATTCTTGCGGGTGGCTTTGCCGCTGGCCGCTGGGTTCTTTACCGAGTTGAGCAAGTTCGCGGCAAGTGATTTGGGATCAGGTTTCTTCAAAATCGTCGGCGCCCTAACCGTTTTTGTCGGTGTAATGGCATCCCTTCGCGCCGCCGCCGCTTTGGCTANTGCCAGCGTTTTTGCCATGAAAAGCGCAATGGTCATTCTCGGCGGCACGAGCACCGGCCTTATCGCGCTTCTAAGGGGCATGGCTGCCGCACTTGGCATCCAAGGCGTTGCAGGCGCTTTTGGCGTTGCCGGTTTCGGTGCGCAAACTTTTGGCGACAAGGTGAAAACCGTTGGTGGCATAGTCGCAGGTACGCTTGGCAAACTCGTCGCGCTTGCGGCCGCACTATTGGTTCTTGACCAAGCCTTTAACGATGGCGCGGGCAATGAGCAGGTTTTTGGTGAAAAACTTGGCGGCGGAATTAACGACCTGCTGGCTGTACTCAACACTGGTTCGCTTATTCTCGCCACGTTCAACGGCGATTTGGCAAAAGTCAACGAAATTGTCGCATCATGGGTTCGCGTTTTTGGGGGCGCGGCAGATGCGGTAAGCACAAACCTTGGCTTTATCAGTGACGTGCTCAAAAACTTCACCGGCGACTTTGAAGAACTCCGCCAAATCAACCCTATTTTTGGTGGCATTGCCGATGGCGTCAATGGAGTTCTACAACCCATCGCCAACGCAATTAGTGGTTTCCGTGCACTAATTTCCGAGGGCACTCGGGCGCAAGTTATTGCCAGTGGTGTTTTCGCTACCGGCAGCGGCAAGGGGCGCGGCGTCGCTCGCGCCGGGAAGAACGTCAACCCGTATGAGGGGCCTACCGATGGCGCTGAAGAATACAAAGATACACTCAAAAACCTGAGGGGCGCAGCCCGT